TCCAGGGCGAGGGCCCGGGCGACGATCTCGACGACGACGGCAGCGGGCATGCCGACGCGGCGCGGCGGGAGGGATCGTGATGGCCGACCACAGCACGATCGAATGGACCGATGCCACTTGGACGCCCATTCGCGCCCGCACGTTCGAACTGCAGAATGACGGCTCCGGCCGCGAGCGGATCGGCTGGCACTGCGAGCACGTCAGCGAGGGCTGCAGGCACTGCTACGCCGAGCGTCGGAACGCATGGATCGGCACGGGTCGCCCGTTCAAGCCCGCCGAGCTTAAGCACCGCACCAGGCACGGCGATCGGCGCGGCAGCGTCGAGGTCTTCCTCGACGAGAAGATGCTCGGACAGCCCCAGCGCTGGCGCCGGCCGCGCGACATCTTCGTCTGCAGCATGACCGACCTCTTCGCCGACTTCGTCAGCGACGAGATCATCGACCAGGTCTTCGCGGTGATCAGCGAGTCCCCATGGCATCGCTTCCAGGTGCTCACCAAGCGCGCGAAGCGCATGCGCGCCTACATGACGACGCCGAACCGCGGCGCGCGCGTCTCCGACGCGGTGGAGCGGCTGCACGGCCGCGACATTATCCGTGCCCTCGACGATCCGGAACCATGGCCGCTGCGGCACGTGATCCTGATGGTCAGCGCCGAAACGCAGCGCGAGGCCGATGAACGCATCCCAGAGCTGCTGGCCACGCCGGCGGCGCGCCGCGGCGTGAGCCTGGAGCCGCTGCTCGGGCCAATCGACCTGGAGCGGTCGCGGCCAGGCCCAGACCTGGACCAGAGCGGCGGGCAGAAGATCTGCCAGCCGTGGCTGATCCAGAGCGGCATCGATTGGGTCATCGTCGGTGGCGAGAGCGGCCCCGGCGCACGGCCGATGCATCCCGACTGGGCCCGCAGCCTGCGCGATCAGTGCACGGCGGCCGGCGTGCCGTTCGTATTCAAGCAATGGGGGGAGTGGTGGGAGGTGGACAGCGACAGTCGCGACGAGGATACAGGCGATCACTACGTGGTCGACGTGCCAAGCATCGAGGCTTTCGAGCGGTTCGATCCGAAGACGGATTGTCTGATCGCACGCGATGGCCGGGTGTTCAAGCGCCTCGATGGGCTGCCGCTCGATATCCCCTGCAGGCACATGACTCGCCTCGGCAAGAGGGCCGCCGGCCGTCTGCTGGACGGCGTCGAGCATAACGAACTTCCGGGCCATGCACCGCGCACTGCCGCCACCCTCTGCGACGGCTGACTTGATGGCCGACGACCTGTTCCTCGACGACGACGCGCTACGCAAGCTGACCGGCTGAGGCCGCAAGGAGCATCGAATGACCACTGCAGAGCCGGCCGAAGTCCGGGTTGACCGACCTGTTAGAGCGCTGGACCCGGAGCGCGCGGCTTTTGAAGCATGGTTCACCAAGCGCTGGGGCGGCGACCGCGGCGCGCTGTACATCCACGACATGCCTGGCAGCGAAAGGCTGGGCGAGTACGTGAACGGGCACGTGCAATTTGCGTGGGAGGCGTGGCAAGCGGCACGCCCGAAGCGCGACAAGGTGGGCGCCATCGTGAACGTGGCCGCCGAGTTAGCCCAGCGCAAGCCGCTGCGGGCGCTGGAACCGCTGACCGAGGTTTCGCACATCGGGCACCGGCAGATGGCGCGCGCCTACGCGAAGGCCGACGAAGACACGCGGCTGCTGGCCGTGAAGCTGGCCGATGCAGTGCGAGAGCTCTAACGCAGAGGTAACCGGGCGCCTACAGCCGCCCCCAGTCCGACCGCTCGGTCAGGTCGCGCGGCGCCTCCGGAAGATCCCAGAACCCCGACACCGCCGCCTCGCGCGCCCTGGCCGCCGCATCCTCCACCGCCAGTACCTGCACCCCCGTGCGGATGGTGCGCAGGATCTCGTCGAGTTCGGCCTGCCGGGCGCGCAGCACGTCGAGCTGCCGGATCAGGCGATCGCGCTCCTTCCCCCAGGCCTCGACGTAGGCCTTCGACATCCGCTCTGCCTGATCGAGCCGATAGGCCAGCTCCAGGCGCGTGACCTCGCGGCGCTGCTTGCGCTGCCGGGCCAGCCGCGCGAAAAGTCGCCGCTGCGCCCATGCGTGCGACAGGCGGGACAGCCAGCGCGGCACGGCCTAGGAGGCCTTCTCGACCACCCGCAGCGTGGCCGCGTGGCGCCGGTGGGCAGCGATGCCGCCCAGGCAGCCGCGGCGGGTCTTGTAGCCCTCGCCCTGGCCGACGATGCGCGAATTCGGCGCCACCAGGCGCCAGTACCACTGTCGGTCTGCGCCCCGGTGAACTTCGTAGCGGGCTTGCGTCATGACTCGCGCTCCTTGCATTGGCACAGCGGCACGATCTGGCCGCCGTGGGCGCTGGCGTACTGCTCGGCCTTGGCGCGGTCGTCGAAGTACGCCTTGAACTGCAGGCGGTCGCCGTAGCGCACGAGCCAGGCGACGATCACGGCCGACCCCTCAGCGCGTCGTAGGCCCGCTCGCAGGCCTGGCCGGCGGTGCGGGCGGCGTCGGCAGCACCTGCCAGCTCGACAGCTCGATCCGCAGCCCGTCCGAGCATGTCGGCGAGCACACCGGCGGCGGCATCGGCTGCCGCGCATTGGCCGGTAGTGGCGGGATGGCCGGCGGCGGCGCTTGCCGCGAGGGCGGCAGCGTCGCGGCGCACGCGGTCAGCAGCAGCACGAGCGCCGGCAGCAGCGCGTGCGTTCTTGTCGGCCTGGGCTTGGGCTGCACTGGCAATCTCCTGGTGCGCCGACAGCCGGCGCTCGGTTTCGGTGATGGACTGGCGCAGCGCGCCGGCTTCCGCCGCTGCGGCTGCCGCCTGCTGCTGGCGCAGGATTTCGCCGGCCGCCTTGGCGCGTTGGTGCTGGATGCCGCCCCACGCCAGGCAGGCCACCAGCGCCCAGGCCCACACAGGCACGGCGCGCAGCATGGTCAGGGCTACACCCATCCGCCGGCCCGTTGCTTCAGCCGCCAGCGCACCACCACGACCCCCAGGCCGATCAGCAGCGCGGGCAGCACCCATTCGGTGGGAATGCCGATGTGTTCGGTCAGGATGGTGCGCAGGCCCTTGATGGCGTCACCCACGGGGCCGAGCGTGTCTTTGGCCTCCACCAGCGCGGCCACGGCGCCGGTGGCCACCGTCGCGGCACCGCCCTGCGCGATAGGGCTGGCGGCCACCTTCGATTCGGCCTCCACCGCCTGCGGCGTCTGCATCGGCGCCGGGCCTTCGTCGGGCGTCAGGTACAGGGCCTGCTCTCGCGCCCGCCTGGCGGTCAGGCCCGGCAGGGTGGTCAACACGCCGTTCACCTTGGCCTTGTCCCACAAGCAGATGGCGCGCGCCGCGGCCTCGTGCTGGCCGGCGTTGTGCAGACGCAGGGCGGTGGACTTGCGCAGCGCCTGCAGCCCGATGTTGTACGCCAGGCTGACCAGCGCGCCAAGCTCGTTGCGGCTGGGCGTCAGCGTGCACATGGCCTGCACGGACTGGGCGCGGGCGGCCAGGTCTTCGCACAGCCAGCGGTCAGCCTGTTCCTGGGTGCAGGTGTCGCCCGGGTGCACGCCGTCGGTCTCGCCATAACCGATAGTCCACACGCCGGCCGGGCAGCGGTAGGCGGCCAGGCGCAGGCCCTCGGCCTCGGCAATCAGGCGCACGGCCTCCAGCGGAACGGGCCAGGGCAGCGCCGGGTCGGGCAGCTTCATCGCCGCCACCAGCCGCGCTTGTCCGTGCTGCGCCGGCGCGTGGCGCGCGGACCGAACACGCGGTCGATCCACCAGCCGACGATCAGGTGGCTGCTGTACAGCGAGGCCAGTGCCGCCGCCACGTGCGACCACGGCACCGACGTGAAGCCGGAGACGACGGCCGACCAGATCAGCGCCAGCTTGGCCGCGATCGCCGCCGCGTCGGACTGCTCAGGCCGCACGCGGCGCCCCCTGGCCGTCGATGACGGGCAGCGGGCCGCCCGCTAGCGGCTCGGTCGACGGCTTCTGCCGCTCGGCGATGGCCTGCTGCAGCGCGCTGATCTGCTGCAGCAGTTCACGGTGCTGGTAGCGCGCCAGCTCGGCCTGCAGGCCGAGGATCTGCGCCTGCTGGCGCGCGCTCATCAACTGCAGGTGCAGCACTTCGAGCGTGGTGTCATCCATAGATCGGGAACCAGTAGGTGAAGCCGTCGATGTCGATCAGGAAGCGGCCGACGTAGCTGCCCAGCGTGCCGCCGCTGCCGACGTGCTGGAAAGCCGGCATCGCGGCCGAATAGAAGCGCATGAACTTCGAGAACCCGCCGCCGTACAGCGCGTCCAGAAAGTAGGTCGCACCGGCGGTGTTGCGCTGGTTGACCATCGCACCGGCGCAGTCGATGGCGAAGTCCAGGCCGTGCGTGAGCTGCGCGTTGGCCTTGTTGTCGGCGTGCGGCGCGAACTGGATGCCGGCGTTGATCAGCGGCATGGCCAGGCCCGTGTCGGCCTTGCCGAACACGTACTGCGTGCCCACCCGGCCGGCCGCGCCCGCGCTGCCGTTGGCGAACACGTCGACCTCCAGTCCGCACAGGATGCCGGCGCCGCTGTTGCCGGAGTAGTCGGCCGCGTGGAACTGGCCGGCCCAGGCCTTGCTGGCGGCCGTGTACTTCCAGCCCTGTCCGGTCACGGCCACGTGCTCGCCGGCGCCGGCCGTGTCGTAGGCCGAGACGCGGGCGATGCTGGCCCACTCGCCGAACTGGGTGCCGTCGACCACCTTCACGTCGACCATGAAGGCGCCGCGCACGTCGGGGTGCGCGCCGACGGCGGCCGTGTCCGAGGTGCGCGAGACCTTCACCGCGTCGTACCAGGGCGCCAGGATGCCCGGGTCGGCGTTGGCGATGAAGTTGTGGCCGCCGGTCCAGGCGTAGTCGGCCGCGGTGTCCACGCTGCCGCCGCCACCGCCCAGCGCGTTGGTGAAGCCGGGCGCCTCCACCGCGTCTTCGAACACCGTGCCGGTCCAGCCCACGTTGGTCACGCCGCCTGACGTGTCGTTGACCTTGAGGTAGGGCCGGGCCGCGTTGGGGCTGTAGATGTTGAACGACTTGAAGCCGCAGCCGATCAGCGTGGCCTTCTGGTTGGTGCCGGCGCCGGCGCTGTCCAGCAGCACGCCGTAGGTGGTGTAGCGGCCCGAATCGATGCGCGCGAAGGTGCAGCCCACCAGCGAGTGCGCGACGCTGCCGCTGCCGGCCTGCAGCCACACGTCGGCGACGCCGCCGTTGTGCTCGAAGTAGACCCCGTGCAGCGCGATGCCGTTGCCGATGGCCGCGCCGGCGTCGCTGGCCTTGATGCCGTAGCACGAGGTGCTGCCGGTGGCGCCGGCGTCGACGCCGTTGCCCTCGACCGAGCCGCCCTGCATCACCAGCGACGACGGCGAGGCCAAGTTCAGGCCGTAGCCCCGGTTGTTGGCGATGACGCACTGGTCGAAGAACAGTGCGTTCGGCGGCGAGATGTCGGCCTGCGAGAAGGTCAGCGCGTCGATGCCGTAGATGAAGCGGCAGGAGTAGAAGGCCGTGCTCAGCACGTCGGTGCCGACCACCGCCCGCGCCGCGCCGGCGATGGTGATGTCGCGGAACACCGCGTAGGCCAGGTCGTCCAGCACCACCGCCGTGCCGTTCTTGCTGGCGCCGCTGGCCTCCTTCTCGATGTACAGCCCCTCGAAGGTCTGCTGGCTCAGGAAGCCGGCGCCCGTGCCGCCCTTGATGGTCAGCGTGGCGTACTCGCCGTAGGTGGCGCGGATGCGGCTGGCCGAGGCGCCGTCGCCGCGCAGCGTGCACTTGGCGCCGAAGCCCGTGTCCGCCGGGTTCAGGCCGCCGTAGTCGATCACCAGGCCGCTGGTGGTGCGGTAGGTGCCCGCCGGCAGATAGACCACGCCGCCCACCGGATAGGCCGCGTTGATCGCCGCCTGGATCGCCACCGTGTCGTTGGCGACGCCGTTGCCGACGGCGCCGTAGTCCTTCACGTTGAACCAGATGGCCGAGCCGCTCCCGCCGCCGGTGCCGGTGCCGGCCGCGACCGTGGGGTCGCCGCTCAACGTGAACTTCGGGTACAGGCCGGCCCGGCCGGACGGGCCGGGCAGCTCGGGGATCGTTTCGCTGGCGGGCACGCGCAGCGTGCTGGCCAGGCCGATCGCGCCGCCGAAGCGGTCTTGCAACGCCATCCACAGGCGGTCGAAGTCGCGGTCCAGCGTGTCGGCCAGCAGGTCGCCGTTCTCCGCATAGTCGGTGTCGCGCTTGAGCTGCACCGCCCGGAAGATGCGCACCGCGTGCATGGCCGGCGGCGCGGCCGTGAAGCTCACGCTGCCGCCGTTCACGTTGCCGATGCCGCTGACGGTGTAGTCCGCGCCCAGCGTCTTGGTCGAGACCACGCCCGAAAGGTCGGTCACCGTCACCACCAGGTCGGTGGCCAGCAACAGCAGGAAGTCGAACGCGAACAGCGTGGAGGACCCGTTGCCGGTGTAGCTGTTCATCGGGGTCTGGATCGGGACCGGCATGGCACCTCGCGCGTCGGGTGGCGCGGGCGCGGCTCGATCAGTCTTCCAGCTCGACCTCGAACACCCCCGCGGATGGGCGCCAATCGTCCCTTTCCTGCCCGCGCGGAATCCAGCGCGCATCGGCGGGCGGCGCGATGCGGCCGATGCGCTCCGGCGTCTCGGCCAGGGCCTTGGCGCCGGCGTCCAGGAAGTCGTCGGGCTGCGACTTCACCGCCGGGTTCCAGTCGCGCATCTGCGCCCACACCGGGCCGTCGAGCACCGAGGCGTGCGCCCAGAGCTTGCCGCTGCCCAGCGGGCCCTCGAAGGCCTCCAGGATGGTGCGGTTCTTGTTCGTCGTCGACGGCTCCTCGGCCACGCCGCAGTCGTGCACCCGGGCCTGCTTGAGTGCGGCCTTCAGGATGGCCGGCGCGAAAGTGCCGACGCCGTTGTTCTCCACCGTCACCCGGCGGATGGCTAGCGACTTCACCACCTGCGCGATGCGATGCACCTGGCCGCCGGTGATGGTCTTGCCGTCGGCGGCGAACTCGGCCACCTCGCCTTCGAGCGCCACGGCGCGGTGCCAGTAGCGGTTGCCGAACTCGTCGGACAGCACCACCGCCAGCGCCGACACGTCGCTGCCCACCTTGCCGCCGGCCGGGTCCCAGCGGCAGGCGGCGCTGACGATGCGCGCGCGGCCCAGCCACAGCGCGGTCTCGCGGTTGGCATAGCGCAGCACGGGCTCGACCTCATAACGCCGAAACCGGGCCGGATCGAGCCGCACCTCGTGCAGCGGCCGGCTGTGCAGCTGGTACTGGCTGTCCCACTCGTTGACGGTCTTGCACTTGCGCCGCCGGCTGACCATCTCGGCGCTCGTGAAGCGCTGCGGCCAGGCGCAGCCGGCGTAGCAGTCCACGATGCCGTCGCGCGGACGCAGGAACTCGATGACCGTGCCGCCGTCGCGCAGCACGTAGTCCTCGCCCTCCACCAGCAGCGCGGTGCCGGCATGGATGCCCGCCAGCACCAGCTCGGGCCTGAAGCCGACGGCATGCCGGCCCGGTTTCACGTCCTCGAAACGGCGTTCGTGCTTGAACATCCTGATCGTCAGGCAGTCGGCGCCCATGCGCTCCATCTCGTCGTACAGGCTGTCGTGGGTGTGCGGCGTGCCGATGAAGAGCTGCCGCGCGCCGGGCACCATGCAGTGCGTCTGCTCGCCCAGGCGATAGCGCATCTTGGCCCGCGCCTCGGGGTTGGTGATGTTGCGCGGCACCTCCACGTCGTCGTTCTGCGCCTCGTCGCAGCGCGAGCTGGTGATGTTGCTTGTGATGCCCGCCGCCTGCATCGACGGGTTGCGCTCGTCGGTGGAGCCGCTGACCCACCAGAACGATTCGCTGCCACGCAACAGCAGCTCGGCGCAGCCGCGGGTGAAGGGGTGGTGCTGCAGCACGTGGCGGGTGTCGCGTGCGGTCTTGTAGGCCGTGCGGTCCTGGTCGCCCTGGTGCAGGATGCGGTAGCTCGGATCGCGCCAGTAGCACCAGGCGTTGTAGATCGCCAGCAGCGTGCTCTTGCCGAAGCCGCGGAAGCAGCGCAGCACCGCCAGCGGGCCGCGGTCTTCAAGCCACGTCACCGCATCCCAGTGCACATCGGGCACGTCCCAGCCCCGCGTGTAGGCCCACTCCCCGAAGAACGCGGCGAACGATCGATCGACTTCTTGATCAGCCATCCCCGCTCGACGTGGCCCTGCGCGCGCGTGCAGCCTGAGCCGCCTCCAGGGACTTGGCCCTGACGCGCTCGATCAGGTCGTCGGCCTCTCGCTCGCCGCGGGCGTCGCCCTTGCCGCCCGGCGCGGGGCTCGGCGCGGCCAGGATGGTCTCCAGCCGCAGCAGCAGGTGCGCGGTCTCCTGCGCCTGGCGCTTGCGCTGCCAGCGCGCCTTCACGGCCTTGGGCATCGTACCGGGGTCGGCCTCGGACATCAGCAGGTCGACCAGCCGCTCCTGCAGCCCGATCATCTGGTCGCGTTGGTGCGGCGTCATCAGTGGCCTCCGAACGCCCGCTCGAAGTCCGGCGCGCGGTCGGGCAGCGCCTCGCCCGGCGCCCACCAGTACCCCTGCCCCCAGTCCTTCATCGCGCGCTGCCGCATGCGCGAAAGGTAGCCCGGATTCGCCGCTTCCTGCAGGTTGTGCAGCACCAGGTGTTCCCAGCTCGATCGCACCTGCCACAGGCTGGCGTAGGGAAGCTGCGAGTTGGTCCAGCGCAGCGCCTCGGCGGCCGCGTGCGTGTCCTTGCCCTTGGCCGCCTCCCAGGCGTTGACCACCAGCAGGTCGCCCAGCAGCCCTGCGGCCGCGCCGGCGGTCGGGCCCAGGATCGAGCCCACGCCCTGCTCCACGCTGTTGCCGCGCTGCTCGGTGGGGTCCTTCAGGATCAGGTCGCCCAGGTAGCCCAGGCCGCCGCCTTGCGCCATCGCCTTGCCCCAGAACTTCGCCTGCGTCATGTCGTAGGGGTCGCGGCCGCCCAGCAGCGACTTCACCTGCAGCACCGCAGCGCCCAGCATCGCCAGCGACACGTTCAGCGCCGCCAGCACCGCCAGCCGGTTCACGCCGGCGCCGGCCGCCGACTCGGCGCCGTAGCCCGCCGGCGCACCCTCCAGGCCCTGCGGCGTCTCGAAGATGCGCCGCCAGTGCCGCGTCAGCATCGCCAGCGGGAAGCTCTTGAACTGCATGAAGCTGCGCATCGCCTCGCCTCGCACCGTGCCGGCCGGCAGGCCGCCGGCGGTGACGATGGCGCGCGTGGCCATGTCGGGGTTGATCACCGCGAACTGCGCCTCGTCGTTGACGAAGGCCAGCCACTTGGTGGCCGCGGCGCTGGCGCCGTCGGCGCCGGTGGCGCGGATGCCGTCGCCGGTGAGGAACGGCACGCCGTTGCGCTCGGTCGGCGCCGCGCGGCTGATCACGCCCCAGTCGTCCTCGGTGATGCCCTTGCGCTGCAGCAGGAAGCGGTCCCACTCGTCGAGCGCGCCCCAGGCCGTGCCCAGCTTCTTCGCGAAGCCCTGCATCATGGTCGCCGCGAAGGCGTTGCGCAGCCCGTCGGTCCAGGCGTTCATGAACGACAGCTTCATCACGCTGCCGGCCAGGCGTCCGCTCAGGCTGTGCGTCAGGTGGTCGCCGGTCCAGCGGTTGAGCGTGCTGGCCAGCGATTCGCCGATCACCCCGTGCCCCTGCAGGAACGCGCGCTGCTCGCCGCTCAGGTTGCGGCCCAGGTTGGCCAGCATCTGAAAGTAGGGCAGCCGGTTGTAGTGCAGGCTCGCCGCCACGGTGGCCAGGTCGGTGGCCGACGTGATCACCGCGCCGCCGAGCTTGGCGGCCGTCTGCAGGTTGCGGGCGTCCTGGCCGATGCGCGCGATCACCGTGTTCTCGGGCGAGCCGGTCTTGCCGCTGACGATGGCCCAATAGGCCTCGGGCGGGTTGCCGGCCGAGCGGTTGGCGATCGACCCCTTGCCGTCGGCGCGGCGGGCGATGTCGTCCTGCACGCGGAAGGCCTGTTCCGGGTTGGGGCCATAGCGTTCCACCAGGCCGATGTCGCGCGCCATGCGGCCGACGTGGCCGATCATCGAGTCGTACAGCGAGCCCTCGCCGAACTCGCGCATGTAGGCCATCCAGGCGTCGCCGTCGGCGAAGTGCAGCACGCGGTGCTGGCTGCCGTGCCCGGCCCTGGCGCCGGTGCCGCGGTACTGGCCGGGCTCGGTCTTGTTGTCGCCGGCGGTGGCGACGGTCTCGTGCGCGGCGCGCAGCAGCTCGGTCAGCTCGGCGTCGTTCATCAGCGTGCCGTCGGCGCGCACGTACTGCTCGCGGTCCAGCAGCGGCAGCACCTTGGCCGCCCAGGCCTGGGCGCCGGCGGCGGCCACCTTCACCGCGTCATGCGCCTGGCTCAGGTAGCCGTAGCCCAGCTTGCCGACGTTGCCGCCGGCGCCGTTGAAGCGCTGGCGCAGCCGCTCGATGGTGTCCAGCCAGGCCTTGGCGCCGGCCTGGGCCAGCTTGTTGCCCGTGGAACCGCTGGCTTCGCGGAACACCTCGCGCACCACGTCGGCCGTCATCTGCGGGTTGTCGAGGTCGAAGATGCGCATGCCCAGGTTGCGCATCGCGCCGGTGCCATCCTTGGACTCGGCGGCGGCGATCAGGTCGGCCAGGCCGGAGACCGCCTCGTTGCGCACCGCGTGCACGTAGTCGCCGGTGTTCTCGATGTCGCGGATCAGGCCCTGCGAGCGGGTGAGATGGGTCAGCCGCATCTGCTCGGTGATGCGGCCGTCGGCCTCGGCCGTGCGCAGCACCTGCAGCCCGGCGCGGTATTCCTTCAGCGCCGCCTCGGCGTGGATGGCCTGCATCGCCTCGTCCATCGCCTCGGCGACGCGCTGGTCGCGCGAGAGCCCGGCCCAGCGCTCGCGGTCGCGCCGCGCCAGCTCGCGCATGGTGGCGCTCAGGGCGTCCTCGATCGCCTGCAGCTTGGCGTCGCTGATCGGCCGGCCGTCGGCCGCGGCGCGCACGGCGCTGGCGCATTGGGGTTTCATCATGCTCGGCTCCTGATCACAACGCGCCCAGGTTCATCGCGCACTCGGCCGCCACGCGCAGCAGATCGGCGTCCAGCGTGCCCAGCTCGACATCGGTGCCCTCGGCGGCCTCGCGGCGCACCGCGGCCAGTTCCTCGGCCACTGTCACCGGGTGGCCTTCGGCGTCGGTGCGCACCACCATGTCGGGCGCCTGCTGCTCGAGCTGCCGGACGCGATCGGTCACCTGCTGCAGCATCAGCTCGGACTTCGGCGCCGCTGGCGGCTTGTCGATGCCGCGGATCTGCTCGTCGCTCAGGCTGCGCACGCGCTCCACGGCGGTGGCGGTGGCGTCGGCCAGGTCGACCGTGTGGCCGGGTTGGCCGCCCTTGCCGGACACCTGCTCGGCCAGCTCGCGCATCAGCGCCGCCACCCGCGCCGGCGAGCGGCCGCTCTCGGCCAGGCCCACCAGCAGGTTCTGCACCGGCGGCTGCAGATCGGCCTGGGCTGCCAGGTAGGCCTCGATGCCCTGGCCCGCTTCCCGGGCGGCAGCGCTGCGCCGCAGCGCTTCATCGACCGCGGCGCGTTGCGGCGTGCCGGGCGGCAGGTGCGAATCGAGGTCGCGCGGTAGAATGGCGCCCTGCCCCCGCACATCCTCCGGCGACGACGAAAGGAAAGTCCTGCCGGCAGTATCGGGACCAGCGGCCCGTGAAGCTCTGGTCTCGGACGATGCCGGGGGCGTCCTTTTTTGCGACAGCGACGCCTCCAGCTTGTCGTCGACGTGCACCGTCACCAGGTGGTGCTCGCCGTCCTGCTCGAAGCGGCTTGTGCCGTAGACGATGCGCCTTCCGTCTGGCGCGTCCACCACCCAGCTCAAGCGGTCCAGGCGCCCGGTTTCCAGGGTCGGCTCGAACGCCCGCATGATGTACGGCAGTGCCGCCAGATCGTCGCGGTTGATCTGCACCGCTGGATCCTTGGCCGACTCCGGCCCATGCTTCCAGATGAACTTCACGATGCCATAGCCGCCGGCGCGCACGGTCACGCCATCAGCGCCCAGCGCAACCGGCCCCCGCTCCACCAGCACCGCCTGCACATCGTCGGGCGTCAGCCGCGCCAGCGGATCGTCGGCCGGCCCGATCGGGTTGCCGTGTACCTCGTCCCAGGCCTGCTGCAGAAAGCGCCGCTCGCGCATCGGCGTCATCTGCTGCTGCAGCGTCAGGTTGTGCACCATGGCCGCGTCGACCACCTCGCGCGGGGCGGCGCGTTCGGCCACCGCCGCCGGGGGCATGCTTGCATCGGCCGCTGCAGCCGCGGCTTTCGGCGGCGCCGGGCCGCGCAGGTTGCGCGCCGCCCCCCAGGCCGCGAACGGCAGCGGCACCAGCGCCGACAGCGCCAGGCCCACCGGGTCCAGCGGGTCGTAGCGCTGGGCGATCTCGTCGTAGCCCGCGTCCTTCAGCACCGCGCGCGTCGCCGCCTGCTGCGCGATGAAGCCGCCCGGGCCGCCGGCCAGGTACAGCCCGGCGGTCGCCTTGAGCGTGGGCCCGGCCACCGGCAGCACCGCGGCGGCCAGCGCCGCGCCCTGGATGACGCCCACCTTGGACCGCGCCTCCAGCGCGACGCCCTCGCGCCGCAGATCGTCGGCGGCCGAGACGCCTTCCTCGATGCCCGCGGCCAGCGCACCGGCCGGGCCGGCCAGCAGCGTGCCGCCGACGATCTTGCTGCCCGCACGGGTGAAGCCGTAAAGCAGCTGCTCCGCGATGCCGGCCGTCATCGGGTCGGGCCTGAACTCGCGCCCGCGGTCGCGCAGGCTGTCGCCCAGATCGCTGCTGAACTGCTCCACCGGCACACCGCCGGCATCCATCGCGCGGCGCTGCTCGGGCGTGGCATCGCGCGCATGGCGCCAGGCGCTGCCGATGTCGGCCGCCGTGCCCAGCACCTGCGCCGAAGCCTCGCCGAGGCCGCGCAGCGGCGCCGACAACAGGCCGCCCCAGGTGCTGCCCTTGCCCGCCGGCTTCGGTGGCGCCGGCGGCATCGCAGCCATGGTCTGCGCGATGTCGGTGAAGTCGAAGTCCATCAGCGCACCCCGATCACGACGACCTTGCCCTGGCCGTTGACCACCGGGCGGCCGCCCACCAGCACGGCGTAGCGGCCGCGCCCGACGGCCATGAGCTGCTGGCCGGGCAGCGTCTTCACGAAGTCCGCCAGCGGCAGCTGCGCACCGCCGGCCAGCACGCTGCCCTCGGGCGCCTGGCCGCGCAGTTCGTCGACGCTGACGCTCTCCAGGCGCTTGTCCAGCGCGTCGGCATCCACGCCCGCCGGCACCGGCACCTTCTGCCCGTTGCGCTCCACGATGTCGCCGGCGATGGCCAGGCGCACCGCGCGGTCCATGTCCTTGGCGCTCAGCTCGCCGCCGGCTTCAGCGGCCATGCCGTGCATGATCAGCTCGGCCGCCTGCGCCACCTGGCTGCTGAACTGCGCGTTCTGGAACACGCCGTCCAGCGCCGCCGCGGCGTGCGCGCGCCAGGCGCCGGCTTTCAGCTCGGGCTGCTTCTGGCCCTTGGTGCTGGTGCCGTCGGCCTTGGCCGCCTGGCCCTTGAGGATCAGCTCGCTGGTGTAGCGGCCGGCGGTGGTGGCGTCGGCGCCGGCGGCGAAAGCCAGGCCCAGCGCCTTGTCGTGCTTGTCCATCTGCGCCGCCAGCCCCTGGGCCTGCTGCGGGCCCACCGCCTGCGCGATGGCGGCGACGAAGCCGCTGCGCTCCTTGGCCGGCAGCGTGTCCATCTGCGCCTTGAGCCGCGCTGCCTCGTCGGCCGTCATCGGCGACACCGGCCGCCCGGCCCACGCCTGCACGCGCTGGGCCAGCGGCGCACGCTGCTGGAGCTGCTGCAGCAGGCCCGGCAGGCCGCCCGCCGGGTCGATCGGCTGCAGTTCGGTGACCACGCCGCGCTCCAGCCCGGCACGCAGCGGGTCGCGCTGCAGATCCTCCTGGCTGCCGCGCAGCACCTTCTCGATCTGGGTGCGTCGCTTGTCCAGCTCCGGCGTGCGGCCCTGCTGGGCGATCTGCGCGTCCACCGCCTGCAGCGTGGCTTGCTGCACCGCCAGCGGCTGCGCGGCCAGGCCGCCGCTGTCGCGCGCCGCTTCAGCCAGCGCCTTGATGCCGCCCTGGTAGGGCGTGCCGGCGGTGAGCTGCAGCGCCTGGTCGATGTACTCCGGCGCCAGCACCGTGCCCTTGTCGGCCAGGCCCTGGAAGGTGTTGAACGCGGCCTCGGCCTGGCGCATGCGGCGCTCGGCCTCGCGCTGCGCGCGCTGCGCGGCCAGTTCGGCGCGCTGGTCGAGCTGGAAGCGGTAGGACGCCACGCGGTCCAGCAGCGTGGCGCGCTTTTGCGGGTCGAGGTCTGGCAGCCCGCTGCCGATCGCCTTCTCGGCCGCGTCCAGCGCCTTGCGGTCGTTGCGGCCGGCGCTGACCAGCTCATAACCTGCGGTGTACTGCGTGCCCTCTTTCCAGCCCTGGCGCAGCTTGGCAAGCTGCTCGGCGTTCAGGGTCGAATGCGGGCCGAGCTGGTCGATCAGGCCCATGGCCTGCTGGGTGGCCAGCGCCGGATCGCCCTTGTACTGGCGCTGCAGGTACTCCAGCGTTTGCGAGATGCCGGCGGTCACGTCCTGCCGGTCGCGCAGCGTCACCGCCTTGCGCACGCTGTTGCCCATGCGGGCGGCGGTGCCGTCGAGCTCGGCCCGCATCAGCGCCCGGCTGCTCTCCGGCAGATCGGCGCCCACGCCGTCCAGCGCCTTGCCCGCGCGCTCGGCCCAGGTCGCCACGGCCTTGTCCTTGGGTACGCTGCCATCCACCACGCCGGCGGTGATCTCGTCGTGCAGGTCGGTCAGGCTGTCGCGCGCCGAGGTCAGTGCGGTGAAGGTCTTGGCCTTCAGCGCCGCGGCGGCCGCTTCCTTGGCCTCGTGCTGCGCCTGCGCCAGCTCGTGAGCGCGGCGCTGCGTCTCGGCCTGCACCATGTCGGCCTGCACGTTGACGGCCGTGCCAGCCAGCCGGGTGGCGGCGTTGCCCAGCTCGGCGCCGGGCTCGATGGCCGCAAAGCTCGGCCCACGCGCGACGCGCTGGCCGAAATTGCCCTGGGGGATCATCACCATCGCGTTCAGTCTCCGGTGCTGCGGTTGGTGCGCAGCAGCGCGTCCCAGCCGGTGCCGTAGAGGCTGCGGTCCTCCACCGGCGCCGGCATCTGCTGGCCCGAGAAGCCCGGGCCCCTGGTGCGCCAGCCCGAGGCCCGCATCGCGGCGTTGGTGCCCGACAGCACGGTCGAGGTCGCGTTGGCGATGCCGGCCGCGTAGGCCATCTGCCCCTGGGCGCGGGCATTCACGCCCTGCAGCCGCAGGCCGGCGGCGCGGCGGTCGCCTTCCAGCAAGGCCTGGAAAGCGTCGCGCTCCACCTCGTGGCCGATCTCGCGCTCGACCTCCGCGGCGCTGCCCTCGCCCACCTTCACGCCGGCAGCCACATAGCCCGCATTCGCGGCGCCCTGCTGCTTGCGCCCGGCACGGCGGATCATCGCCGCCAGCTTCTGCGCCTGGTCGGCCTCCACCTGCGCCTGGTAGTCCGACAGCGCGCCTGCGGCGGCGCCCTGCTCCTTGGCGAGCTTGCCCTGGTTGTACTGGTTGAAGGCGCCGACGGCGACGCTGACGAAGGACATGAGCGGCCTTTCAGTCGTTGACGGTGAACTTGCGGATCACCGCCAGCAGGTGCAGCGGCAGCGGCTGCTCCTGCACCACGGTCAGCTCGGAGCGGCCGCGGTTCCAGCCGTTCATGGTGATCGCCAGTGGCCCCGTGAAGGGCTGCGGCGGCTGATCGAGCGCGGCCACGCCCAGGCTGCGGAACGGCACGGTCTCCACGTTGCCGTCGCCGTCGACCACCTTGGCGCCGATGGTGTCCAGGAAGCGCAGCGTGACCTCGCCGGTACGCATCGCGTTGCTTTGCGCAGTGCCGCTGCCGGTGCCGACCTCGGGCGTCAGCAGGCCGATTTCGGTACGGAATGGCAGCCCGATCAGCGTGCGGTGGCTCGCACGTGAAAGCGTCACGTTGCCGGTCTCGTCCACCAACTGGCGCGGCTGCGGCCGCCCGTCGGCCACGATGTCGACGGCTTTGCCGATGAGGTGCGGCACGCTGAAGACGGTCTGCCCGCCCTCGCTGTCGAAAGCCAGTCCCGCGTCCACCGTGAAGCCGTAGACCACCGGCGGATCGGCCGCCTCGAACAACGGCGTCCACTCCTCTTCGAGGATCTCGAGGTAGCGCACCGTCTGAGCGTCGACCGTGCGCCGCACGAGGACCCACACCTCTTCGCGGTCGCCGTTGGGGATGCTGGCCACCGACTCGAAGGCGCCTTCGGTGACGTGCCGCGCCCAGGCCGTCACCGACTGGTCACGATCGAGCGTGCAGCTCAGCATCGAGCCGTCGCCCAGCGCGGCCCACAGCAGCATGTCCGGCTCCTGCTGGTAGCTCATCGCCGCGACGCCGGTCTTGGTGATGTGCTCGGCCAGCACGGTGAGGTCGGGCGAAGAGTAGCCGTCGAAGTCGTAGCGGTAGCCCATCGCGCGCACCTTGCGGCCCGCGCGCTGCACGAAGACAGACTCCTTGCCCACCGTCACCGGCCGCACGCCGCGCGATCCGTGGGCCGACTCGGGGCGGATGCGCACGTTGGTCGGCGTGATCGGCTTCTCGACGCCGCCCTGCAGGCTGAACTCGCCGCCGTAGGTGTGCGCCACCAGGTTGCGCAGACTGGCCAGGTAGCTGATGGGGTTGATCTCGTCGGCCGCGATCGTGAACGAGAAGCCGTCGTCGTCGGCCGTGCCCTTGGTGAAGTCCAGGTAGTCGGCGATGCGCGTGCCCCAGATCGTCTGCGGGTACTTGGCCGAGCCGCCGACGACCAGGCGCTGCTCGTGGAAGGTGCCGGTGCGCGGGTAGCCGTTGGCCGCCGACCAGCTCGGCGTCTCCAGCGACCACGACAGCGCCGGCGCCGTCACGATGCTGTCGAGCTCGGCCACCACCTTGGCCTTGACGGTGAAGTCGGCCGAAAACGAGGTGATCTGCAGCACGCCGCCGTTGATGCGCACGTAGCTGCCGACGTCGGTGAGGCGCCACACGCCGGCGCTGATGCCGTAGCCACCGGAAGCGTAGCCGTAGGCCTCGAAGTCCTCCACCACGCTGACGGTGATGTGGGTCGAATCGGTGTAGCCCGTGATGTCGGCGTCGCCCCCGCCGGCGAAGAGCTTCTTGCCCACGTCGCCGGCGGCGAAGATCGCGCTCGTGGCGGTCACCGTCACGCTGGCGCCGGTCTTGGCCGACAGCGTGATGTCGGCAGCGCGCGTGATCGAGCCGCGCAGGTCCACCGTGCCGCCGACCGGGCCTGTTGCCGTCGGCGTTGCGAAGCCCTGCGGGGACAGGTCCAGCAGCCACGCGCCGGCCGCGATCGAGGTGCCAGTGAAGGCCGACGAGATCGTCACCGTCACGTGCGTGCTGTCGGTCCAGGCCGTCACCACGGCCGCGCCAGGGCCGGCCGCGATCTGCCGGCCCACGTCGCTGGGCAGGAACGTGGCCGCGCCGGCCGTGGCCGTCCGGCCCGTGCCGACCGTGGCAGCCGACAGCGTAAGCCCGGTCGCCGGCACGTGCCCCTGTTCGTCGAACGGCGTCACCGAGAAAGGCGCCGCCGACAGGTCGAAGCTGCCGGGCGTCAGCCGGCGCAGCCGTTGGATCGGCACGTTAGGGTGAAACAGGAACATCGTGTCGGAGGACTGCGAGTAGTCCAGCTCGGCCAGCATCTCGCCCGTGTAGGGCGTGACCAACTCGGCCACCACCGGGCCGCCGCCAGCCTCGCGCACGCGAGCGTAGAGGTGTCCCAGCTCCAGCATGTAGGCCGCGTCGCGCGAGTAGATGAAAGGCACCAGCCGCACGGCGCCACCGGCGAAGCCGGGAAGGTCCGTCAACAGCGAGCCAGTGGGGGGAATGAAATCAGCGATGTACCGCGGATGACCCAAAGTCATCCGCATGTAACCGATATAACCATTGAAGTGGTTGTCTCCCCATGGCGAGCGGCCGATCGTCGGCAATGTTCCCATCCTGATCTCCGCCGCGCTTGTAACCTCGGCCACCTTCAGCCCGTTGACGAACAGGCGGAACGTGCTTCCTTCTCTGGATGCGGCAATGTGGTTCCACGCCCCAACCGTTGGCGCCCCCCCGTTCATCGCGGCCATCGAAGATCCCGCCATGTCCCATCCCACGAACGCAGCAACATCACCCGTCGTTACGCCCAGAAGCATTCCCCAGTTATACGGGTTAGGAGATCGCGTGTTGAAGATGGCTGGCAGCGATGAAAGGTCCTGAGGAAAGACCCAAGCCTCAATGCAGAAGGCACTTGTTCCTGGTTCAAGGCCAGTGATGACGCTGGCTTCAACGTAGTCGTCGACGCCATCCAAGAACAGCGCCGAATGGCCGTTGACGCTCTGCGCAGTGCTGATCTGCGCGCCGCCGTGGCATACGAAGTTGCGCAGCGGCTGCGCGTCATCGACGATCGCCGTTGATCCGTTGGCGCCGACAAACCGCAGATCCATGGTGACAAAAGGTTTGAGGTCCTCCTCATTTTCGCCGCCACCACCATCGCCATACTTCGATGGCCCGACGAAGCGCGAGCCCGCCCGCCGCTTCGCGCCGCCGTGGATCACCGGATGGGCATTGAGCAGCCGGCGCGCCGCGTTGACGTAGCGGTCGATGTCGGTGCGGGCGGCCACCCGCGGGCTGACCTCGCCGGCGGTGAAGTTAGTCTGCTGGATGCTCACGCGCGGCATCGTTCAGGCCCTCCACGCGCGGCCGCCCAGGCGCGCATGCAGCAGCGGCGAATCGCCCAGCGCTTCCGGCGGCTCTTCCTGGCCGTCGACCGCGCGGGCCTGCTTGAGCACGTCGCGCATCACCACCTCGAGCTGCTGCTCCAGGCTGGTCGACTGCGTGACGTTGTAGGCCAGCGCCGTGCGCATCAGCACCGTCATGCCGTAGACCAGCATCGCGTCCCAGGCGGCCGGGTTCTCGTTGCGCCAGATGTAGCGCACCAGCGCCGGGTTCGCGTCGCACAGCAGCTTGCCGGACTCGAGCTTGAAGTCTTCCTCGCAGCCGCGCTCGCCCACCGAGAGCACGCGCAGGCAGTCCGAGGGCAGCGTGAACTGCCAGGTCCAGTCGAAGGCCGGCGCGGCCGCGTCCGGCGGCAGGCTCACGCGCCTGACGGCGCAGTTCCACGGATGCCGGCGCAGCGCGAAGTCGCGCACCGTGGGCCACAGGTTGGCGCAGGAACGCGCCCGGGCCGAGTCCTCGCTGAAGTCGCTGATCGGGTTGCTGCCCAGCATGATCAGGGCGTTGGAACAGATGCTGACCGCGCTTGCTGCTGTCATCGTTTCTCGCTTCGCAAAGAAAAGGGGGCGCGAAGCCCCCTCGAACCGACAGGCCCCGCGCCTGAAGGCTGCTCAGTCCCACACGTAGGCCATGCGCAGCGTGATCACCTGGCCGGCCGCCAGCGCGGCGCCGGCGACGGTGCTGATCAGCATGCAGTCGTCGCTGGCCGCCACGAAGCCGTTGGCCAGGTTGGCACTGGCATCGCTGGTCTCGAAGCTGGCGCCGCCGACCTCGGCCACGTCGGGCGTCGCCGAGCCGGCCGCCGTCACCGAGGTCGCGGCCAGGTGCCGCGCCGCGCTGGCGTTGTCGCCCAGGTTGAGCGTCGACGAGGCGGCGCCCGCCGACCAGCGCAGCCGCGACAGGTAGCCCAGGATGCGCGACTTGGGCGGCAGGCCGCCCCAGAAGATCTTCTCGCCGATGCCCGGGCCGCCCGTGGCCGGCACCGTGAAGACGGCCTCGAAGAAGCGGATGCGGCCGCCGTTCTTGTTGGCCTTGATCCGCGTGGCCGGCGGCAGCCCGTAGGCCGGGCCGTTGGTGATGGTCAGCTCCGCGCTGTAACCGGATGCCATGGTGTGCTCTCCTTGAGGGGTTGCGGACTCAGGCGCAGGCGATCTCGACGACGCCTTCGTCTTCCACGCGCGTGGCGCCGAGGCTCATGTCGGCGAACACCTGCCAGGCGTTGTTCTTGTCGGGCCGGCGGTCGACCGCGGTGTTGATCTCCTGGCCGATGCCCAGGTTCATGCAGCCGCGCGACCAGGCCACCGCGTAGCCCGTGGTGGCGGTGACGTCCTTGGCCACCAGCTCGGTGCGCACGAAGCGAAAGCCCAGGAAGGTGTCGATCGTGCCCTGGACCAGCGCCTTCACCGAGTTGTAGTCGATCGACTTGATCTCGGTGGTGCCGTACAGCGAGGTCAGCATCTTGGCGTTGACCACGATCACCCGCGCCGGCGTGCCGCCCTGGCCGTCGGCCTGCAGAGAGGCGTCGTCGTCCACCTCGTTGCCGTCCAGGATCTCCTTGGCCGTCAGCAGCTTGGCCAGCGTCAGGCTGGAGGCCGAGACCGCGATCTTCTGGCCGGCCGGCAGGGCGACCAGGCCCGAGTTGGAGCGCGCGTTGCCGCGCGCGGCGGTCAGGATGATCTGGTCCGTCGCGCGGTTGAGCGCCGCGTTGGCCAGTGCCGAGTAGCCGTTGGTCGGGTCGGCCAGCAGCCGCACCTTGTCGAGCTTGTCGATCAGCTCGGCCCAGCCCTTGTCCTGCAGGTCCAGCCAGCGCCGCGAGTGCGGCACCTCGACGAACTTGGTGTCGGCGTGGCGCGAGGTGATGTCGTAGGCCTCGGTCTTGCCCATGCGCTCGGTGCTCTTGGACTGGCCGACGATGCCGGACTCGACGCCGCACCAGGCGCGCAGCCGGGATTGCCGCTGCTGGTACAGCAGCCGGAAGTTGTTCGAGAACTGGACCACCATGTTCTCGGGGATCTGGAAGCTCATCGCGTGGCTCCTGAAGAGGTTGAACGGTTCGGTTCGCCTGCCAGGTTGTCCCTTGCGGGGCCTGCTACGCGGGACGGGCACCGGCTGCCGTGCACGTCCGAAGCGAGCTTGATCGGTTGTCCGCGCGCCACCACGGGCCGAGTGGCCGCGATGGTGCGCGCGCCTGGCGCGCGGAATCCAGCGCGCTGCTTCAGGTGTTGAAGCTGATGGTCCTGCCGCCGGCCACCGGCTTGCTGCCGGCCATGCGCTTGGTCAGCGCCTCGACCTTGGCCAGCGTCACCGCGTGCTCAGCATGCGCCGCGTTCAGGTAGGCCGGCGAGCGCATGAGCTGGTCCAGGCTCTCGCCGAGTTGCGCCGTGGCCTCGGCCGACGGCGGCCGGTCTTCCTCGATCTCGCGCCCGATGCCGGCCAGGCCTCGGATCAGCCGCGGGTCGTTGCCGTAGTCCTTGACGAGGCCCTCGAAGTCGGCGCCGAAGATCGAGCGGCCGGCGTTGACGGCCAGGCCCACCTGCTGCTTGTACTCGCCGTCGGTCTTCCAGCCCTCGGCCTGGCGCAGCTCGGCCTCGCAGCTTGCCGCGTCCATCTGCACGGCCGCGGTGCGCAGCGCCGCGCCGCGCTCCAGGAAGTCGGCGGACACCGCATCGAACTGCGCCTGCGTCAGCCCGGCGGCATGGGCCTTGTGCATGAAGTCCTTGAAGCCCTCGCTGGCCAGAAGCTGGTCGGCCCTCAGCTTGCCCACCAGGGCCTGCGGCACCGTCACCTTGTAGTCCTCGGCAGCCCTGGGCGCGACCTGGCCGCCGCCGAGCTTCTTCTCCAGCGGGATGTAGCCCTCGCGAGCGAGCTTCAGCGCCGTCGCTTCGTGGTCGACTTCGCCCGTCGCCGTCTTGACGATGAACTTCTCGGGCACGCCGGGCTCGGCAGCCGCGCCAGCTTGCTGGACACCGCCCGCGTCAGCTCCCGCCGCAGCGGCGCCCGCGCCCAGGACAGTGCCAGCACCAGCGTCTGCACCGCCGCCAGCTGCCGCAGGGTCGTTGCCTGCTCCACCTGCATCAGCAGCGCCCGCGCCGTCGCCAGTTCCTGCAGCCTGGCCTGCAGCATCGAGCGCCGGCGCAGCACCACCGCCCTCGTCAGGCGGAGCCATGTGGACTTGAAGACGTTGAACATTCATCGGTCACCTCGTGGATGGAGCGGCACGGCGGCCGCGTTGGGGAATCAGTGGAGCGCGCGCTCGACCGGCGCGCCGCAGTGGCTGCAGAAACGGACCGGCCATGCCGCCGGGGCAGCGGCCGGAGCGCCCGTCCGGGTCAGCAGCAGGCCGCGCGGACGGGCATCGCTGCCGGTCCAACGCATGGTGGCCTGCGCCACCGGGGCCGCGACGGGCCTGGGCGGCACCGAGATTCGAGGCCTGGTCGCGTTGGCTCGCCACGAGAAGCGCGCCGGCGCCGCGGCGCGCACGCGCACCGGCAGGCTGGGCCAAGGCGCATCGTCGTAGCTGCCGATCGTCTCGTGGTCGCCCTCGATGTTCGGCGCCAGCGCGTGCGCGGCCCAGTGCACCTGGGCGCCAACCGCGGGCGCCGCGATGTCGGACTGGACGATCGGCGCCGATGGGTTGGCCTGCCAGGTCCAGGCAGCCGACACGCCCGGCGCGAGTACGTCGACGATGGGCGCCGCGGCGGTTGCCGACCACGCGAACGAGGACGAGACCTCGGGCGCGACGACCGCTCCATCTTCGATCGCCGGCGTCGAAGCGTTGGCGGCCCAGGCGAAGGCCGCTGCGGCGCTCGGGGCGAGGATGTCCACCAGCGGCACAGGCGCGCTCGCCGCCCAGGTGATGGACGCGCCCACGGCCGGCGCGAGCGTGTCGACGATCGGCTGGCTGGCCGTCGCCGCCCACGCGAAAGACGCTGAAACCGACGGCGCCGTGACGTCGCTGCTGCCCGTCGACACCGGCACCCAGATGCGCTGGGGCTCGAACAGCGCGTCGTAGGGTGCATTACTGGCCGCAGCGCACCAGGCATCGGCCATACGCACGTCAGCAAGCATTGCTGCGAGCGAGACTTCAAAGTTGCCGAAGGAGATGCTGGCGCCCCCTCGGCGGCCAGCCAGGGCGCTGACGAGATCGAACGTGGTCGCGCCTGCTGGTGCCGACGCTGCATTGACCGTGTTCAGCTGCCGCCCGTCTGCCCAGTACGTCAGAGACTCGCCAGCGTCGGCGACTCCGGCAACGACGACCGTGTGAGGCCTTTCGTTGTTGGCGGAAAAGTTGCTGCTGTCGGTGTTAAAAATAATCGCGCCGCCGCCGGAATTTCCCAACTGCAGCTGAAGGCGAACCGACTCCGCGGTCAACCCGCCAATCAGGCGCATCAGCGTGTTGCCGGTGCTGCCAGTGGTCGCGCCCCACCCGGCAATCTGATTCTGGTCCGAGGCAGTTCCTACCTTGCGGAACTGCACCACCATCGTGAAGCGCGCGCCGGCCTGAATTACAAGCGGGCGTGAGGCATTGCCCCAGATGATTGCCGACGAGCCGTTGCCCTGGTAGTTAAGCCCGCATTGGTTCGACGTTACAGGCGCCGACGTCTGCGTCAGGCTCTGCCCATCTACGCTCACTGTGCCGTAGGGCGGCAGCAGGATGCCCGACACCCAAGGCGAGATATTCGCGCGAATGGATACAGCCTCCTGCGGCTGACCATCCCACTGCGTCAGGACTTGGCGAAAAGGCACGAATCGGCCTCAGTAGGCGTAGGTGTCGCCCGTACATTCGACCGTCACACTCTGCCCAGTGTTGCCGGTGAACTCAATTTCGATGTAAGCCACCTCGGGCCCGAAGCGGTAAGAGCCTTGCGTCTTTGCGCTGGCCGTCGTGCCGCCACCTTGACGCGCGACGATCTTCCAATCGTCGTCGCCGGTGCCCTCGCTCGCGGCCGCCGGCATGCTGGACTGCTTACGCGCGATGAGCACGCGCACCTCGGCCTGCACCGTCGGCCCGGTGCCACCGTTGGTGATGGCCCAGCGGATCATGCCGCCATCGGCAGATGAGCAATCCAGCCGGCCGCGCGTGGTCGCCGCCGCGGCGTTGCTGGCGCTGCTGACCAGTACCTGGCCGGTGATGGTCTTGGACATGGTCAGGCTGCTAGCAGGTTGACGGCCGCGTTCACGGCGGTCTGCACGTCGGCGTCGGACGCGCCGGTGATCTGGGCCGCCGTCAGCGCCCGGTTCTGCGCCAGCACCGCCAGCACCATCTGCGAGGCCGCGCGGTCCGGATCCTGCAGCGTGGCGCGCGCCCAGTCCAGGCGCGCCGCGTGGTTCGCGGTCGCGTCCGACTCGGCCCGGATCACGTCGCAGGCCACGATGCACGCGACCTTGATCTTCTGCTTCAACGCATCGTTGGTGGTGGCGATGGTCAGGAGTTCGGCGTAGGTGGCCATGCTTGCTCCCCGTCGATCAGCTCGAAGACACCGGCGTCGCCATCGGCACCGTGAAGTTGCCGCCGGTGCCGGTGTAGGTGCCGCCGAAGGACAGCACGCAGACCGCGCGGTTGCTCTTGCTGGCGTTGTAGATGAGCGCACCGGCCGCGGAGAACGAGGCCGTGGCCCACACGGCGTCCGACCAGTCGATGCTGACGTAGCCGGACGCCCCCGGCGTGATGCCGCCGAGCGTCGCGCCGCCGGTCGCGTAGCCGCTGCCGGAGGCCACCTCGTCGGTGCCCAGCGCGCTGTAGTTGGTGGTGTTGCCGTCGAAGGTGCCCGACGCGCCGGGCTTGATCAGCGCCACCTTGTAGGTGTCCGTCTCGTCGTGCCCGACGGTGCTGTCGAACAGCTCGCGGGTGAAGCTCTTGCAGACTGCGGTGGTGATGGGCATGGTCAGCCTTCCAAAGGTTCGTCATCGGCCGGCGCCACGTCGTGCGCCTTGTTCACCTGGCCCAGGATGAAGTCGAGCAGCGCTCGCTTGCCCAGGTTGAAATCGGTCTTGCGGCGTCCGTCCTCGCCGCCTTCCACGAACAGCCGGCCGCCGAAGCGCTGCACCAGGTCTTCGAGCACCAGCGCGCCCTCGGCGTGCTGCTCGAACACCCGGGCGTACATCGCCGCATCGGCCTTGCGTTCGCGGTTCGGCGTCACCTCAGGCCGCCTTCACGCTGCGCTGCATGGTGGTCTCGGCCGCCATCGCCTGCATCTGCTGCGCCTGGGCCTGCGCTTGAGCCTGCGCCTGCTGCTCGGCGCGCTGCTGGCGGAAGGCGTCGAGCTGATCGCCGTCGCGCACCACCTTCAGCGGCACGCCCGTGCCCTCGACCAGCACGTCGACCACGGCGTCGAAGTTCACCTTGTCCAGCGCGGCAGCAGCAGCCGGCGACGCGGCGCCCAGGCTGGCCAGCGCCGTGAGGTTCTGGCTCAGCCGCTCCACCGCGGATACGTCTTCCTGCTTCTGCGCCCGGGCCAGCGGGTTGTTGTACTTGACCCGCAGGCTCTGGCCGCCCAGCGACGGCGGCGCCATGCCGAACAGGCCGGCGCGGTACATCAGCCCGAAGCAGCGCTCCACCAGCGGCGCCAGGTACTCGGCCTGCAGCCGGCCGTAGATCGGGCCCAGCAACTGCCGGATCAGGCCCACGCGCACATGCACCTCGGTGGCGGTCATCTGCGGGCCGTCCTGCGGCTGCAACTGGTCGGCCATCAGGATCTTGCGGATGGCCGCGACGTACTGCGCTACGCGGGTGTCGGCAAGCTGCCAGGCGCCGCCGGCGCTGAGCTGCTTCATGCTGTCCACGCTGTTGGCGACGATCACCTTGCGCGGCCCGACCTTCACGGTGCGCGGGTTCAGCACGCCGTCGTCCTCGGCGATCCACATGCCGGCGATCGCCAGCTCGGCGTTCTGCCGGTCCATGCGCAGGAACTCGTTCAGCTCGCGCGCGTCGGGCAACGCGTCGAACATCGGCCCGATGGCGTACACACTGTCCGGGATCAGCGCCCAGCGCGGCACGATCACCGGCATCTCGTGGTAGCCAGCCTCGCGCAACAGGTGCTTGCTCTCGACCTCGAAGTGGCACGAGGCGATCGGCAGGTTCTTCGCCAGCCTGGCGTTCACCACGTACGGCGTGCGCGGGTAGATCGCGTGGCACACCGTCACCGGCGAGTCGGGCTCGGTGGTGGCCTTCTTCAGCGTGTCGGTGGAGACCGCGGCCTCGCCGAACTCCGCCACCGCCTGCTCGGCCGTCAGTGTGTACTCGCGGAACACCGTGTCGACCAGCGCGCCGGGCTTGGTGGTGGCGCAGAAGCAGCTCGCCAGCGGCCACTGCTGGAACACCAGGCCGCCGGCCTCGCGGTCGGCGTCGACGTACAGCGCGAACCAGCCGGCGCCCACCAGGTCGAGCGCGCACTCCATCGCCGCGGCGTCGAAGGTGGAGGCGTGGATCTCCTCGTGAAGCTGCTTGCCCTTGTCGTCCAGCCACTGCCGCCCCTGGTGGTCGGCGCCGGCAACCGCCAGCAGCGCCCAGACGCTGGACGAGGGCGTGGCACCGGAGACGATGGCCGCCGCCAGCGTGCGGCCGGCGTCGGTGGCGATCGAGTGCAACAGCCGCGCCTTGCGGTCCAGCGCCTGCTGCGCATCCAACGGCGCGCCGCCCTGCAGCCCGCTGCCGCGGATGGGGAAGCTGTGGTCGAAGCACTCGGCCCACACCGATTCATGCGGCTGCCGCAGCTGCTTGAGCCGCTGCAGCCGGCGATGCAGGGCCTGGACGCTGGCGGCCACGTCAGACCACCTTGGCCGCCGGCGTGCCGCCGCCCAGCACGGTGGCAGCCGGCGTGGCCGCCGCGGTGGCGCGCGACGCGGCCGAAGGCGTGACCGAGGCGCCGCCCAGGCCCAGCACGGTGTCGCTGCTGCCCAGCAGCCCGGCGCGGCGGCGGCGCTTCTGGTCGGCCAGCTTGGCGTTGGCGGCCACCAGCGCGCCCGTCTCGGCCTCGGCGGCCTTGCGCGCGTCTTCCTCGGCCGCGGCCTTGGCAGCGTCCATCTGCGCGTGCACGCCCTTGCGCTGCTGGTCGGCGCTGTAGGCGCTGCCGACCACCGTCGCAGCAGCGACGGCAACGTAGACCCAGCTCATCGAATGGCCTCCACGGGCGTGCAGCGCAAGGCCTGCAGCCGGCGCGACTGCAGCCGGTGCGTGTCGTCGACCAGCGCGTCTTCCAGCCTGGCGATGTCGCGCTCGTTGCCCGGGTTCAGGTGCACGGTGGTCCACCAGGTGTCGGCGAACGTGCGGCCCACACGCCGGGCGCCGGGCAGCGACGGGATGACGTGGTAGCCGCTCAGGCGGCGCATGCCGGCTTCGGTCCAGACCTCGATGTCGCCGGCGCAGATGTTCAGGTGCTCGGCCTTGTGCGGCGCGCCGGTCAGCAGCGTGCCGGCCGGGATCAGGATCGTGCGCGCCACCAGGCCATCGGCGAAGTGGTGCCAGGTGTTGATCGGCACGCCGGCGCCGTCGGCCTCGGCCTGCAGCAGCACGGCTTCCAGCCGGTCGATCTGCTCGCGCGTGGGCACACGCGGCAGCACCGGCAGGCGTTCGCCGTCGGCGCGGCTGGGCTGGATCGCGGCCTCGTTCACTGCGCCTACTTCGCCTTGGCGTTCGTCGGGCAGTACCAGCCGTCCTTGCACAGGTAGCCGGCCACCGGCGGCGCGATATCGCCGCGCTGGATGGCCGCTTCGGCTTCGGCCACCGTCATGCGCCCGGTGGGGCTCTCGGCCAGGCGCTGGCGCGAGTGCAGCGTCTCCGGCACGATCACCACCGCGGGCGTGCCGCCATCGGGTGCCAGCGCCTGCAGCTCGCGGCTCCTGGCCTCCGAGGCGGCGAGCTGTGCTTCCAGCTCGGCGATGCGGGCGGCCTGCGCTTCGGGGTCGACGCTCGGCTCGTCGCCGGGGACTTCGGTCTTCGCGGTCTTGGTCATGGGTGGGTGCTCCTGGGGTGGCCGGCGCGCATCGTCGGCGCAGCAGGCGCGCGGAATCCAGCGCGCCTAACGCTGCGGCGCCGTCAGCGAACGCCGCACCCGCGGCACGAACGCGCGGTCCTTGCCGGTCAGCGCGCACCAGCGCTCGATCAACACCTCGCCGTCCTGGTGCTTGAGCTCGCAGCCCTCCAGCCACCCGCGCAAGGTGCCGTAGCGCACGCCCAGCTCGCGCGCCAGCAGCCGGCCGCCCAGCGGCACGCGCACGTCCGGGTTCGCGGTGTCGGGCTCGCCCAGCACGTGGGCCAGGTCCTCCAGCAGCCGGGGCCAGTCGATGGCAAGGTCGAGGAGCGGACGACTCGCGCGCGCGGGCGCACAGCGGCTGGTCGTCACACGCTGACCAGATCCATCTGCCGCGCCTGCGGCGCGATCGGCCGCACCGTCACCACCACGCGGGCCTGGCCGTCGGGCTCCATGCGCTCGCCGGCGTCGCGCCAGATGCGGCCATCGTCGACGAAGGCCACGCCGTTGAGCGCGTCCAGCAGCACCTTGCGGGCGTTGTCGAGGTCGATGCACTGCACGCTGTCGTCCCACGCCTCGCCGAGCTTGCGCATGCGCGTGGCCCAGTCCTGCGGGCGGTGCGGGTAGAGCTGCAGGCCGACGAAGACGCGGCCGGGGAACGGCTGCAGCACGCCGGCGGCGCGCGCCGAGGCTGCCACCTGCTCGCGGTAGGCGCGGGCCTCGGGCGTGATGTAGCGCTGCACGAAGCCGGGCCGGCCCTTCGCCGCAGGCACCATGCGCTCGCCCCAGTAGCGGTTTGCGCTGATCGGGTACGGCAGCACCAGCACCACCTCAGCGCCAGTCGCCATCGGCGCCGCGGTTTCCGAGCCGCCACTGCGCACGGGCATCGTCGCGCAGGCGGTCAGCGGCCTCGCGGCCGCGGAAGTCGGCGACGCCGCGCACGCGGTCGCGGCCGGTGCCGGCGCCGTAGAGCCAGGCGTGCACCCAGGGGCCGCCGCGCTGGACGGTCCAGCGCAGGACCTGGCGCACTTCGCACTGGTGGCGGTGGTCCTCATGATCCACGTCATGCGGCCCTCGCTTGCGTCAGCCCGTCACGCCGACGTGCCCAGTACCGCGCGTTCGTGACGGTGCGCGAATCGGCCGCAGGGCGTGGCGCGTCGGCGGCGCACAGCCGGTCCCATGCCGGCGTGTACGTGCCGCAGCCGCGGATCTCCCAGCCCGCGATGCGCACGAGGCCGTGCTCGCGCA